CTCGACGAGCATGGTCGGTCTTTTCACTGTAACCTCCATTTCTATGGGGGAAACAGGACCGTCTAGGCTGCTCCACAACAGTGGAAGTTACCTCGCAATGTCAGCCGAATTTGGCTGACGCTTCGATTTACGCCGAAGCTTGCGGAAAAGTCTCTGTAGAAAGAAGAACGCCAGGTTTTTAATAGAATCCTGAACGCCCTTCTCCATCAGAACTCTCCACCGAGCACCTTGGTGTAATTGCCCGAAGACAACCACGTCTTTAGTGCATCGATGAGGTAACCGATCTCAAGATCCGAATAAACGCCAGATTTTGGTTCGTCAATGACGAAGTAAACGCTGACGCCCAGGTCCTTGTTAAGGCCTGAGATAGGATCAGCCGCAATTTTATGTTGCGACAAGCGGACTTCTCGCCTAGACCGCGAAGCTGTAATATTCTGCTTCGTAGTCATCGACGAGACACCATCGGCGGACGTATACACGTTCTGCGTAGGACCAATACTGGTCCGCGGCAAAGACGTGGCTACACCGTTAATGGTGACGCTTTGAGGATCTGCAAGCACTAGAAGCTCCTTACTTTTACACTTTCATTCACATGCAACCCGCATGCTGGGTGGTAGTGACTATAGTTTGGAGATGCCTAGTGCCCCAAGTATAGACCACTGTACGGCACTTAACTCGTTAGGGTTAGTGCCAAAACCGAAAGGATCGCCCTTGAGCCGGGTCTTTGTAGTCCCGGTTCTCGTAGCGGTAACGGAGGTAGGATACCACACGCCAGAAAGGCCTTGGAAACTCATGTAATCATCAATGGTTACAATTGTGTCCTTTTGCCTCATGACGTAGAAGTAGTCCGCGGCTAACTTATCGGCTACACCAGCATCAAGGTTGTCAATGACATCCCCAAGGTTGGTAAACCAATCCGTCAGCCAACTCCATGGAATAGCGTTGTAGATCACCGATGGTGTAGGGTTTAGGCCGTAAAGGCCGCCATACATCTTGGCTTTCCACTCGATATCCCGTGGCCCTTCAGGTAGCCAGTAGCGATAACGGGCAGCTGCCCATATATGCTCCTTAACTACCGTCGTAACCTTCCGAAACGGCATGCCACTCCGTCGATAAAACTGAGTGACAAACCCTGGCTGTATACTACCAAAATTACCGGTAGTAATTACAGGATCGGAAGTAGTGCTAGCAAGGTCAACCTTGCGTCGCACGGCCTTACCGTTATCTCGTAAGAGCTGTCTTAGTCGTTTCTGAGCTGTGACCTGAAAATTCACAGTCTTCCGGATATCAGACAGCAGAGGCTTCCAACCAAAGCGTAGAGCAAGCCAGTAATTGGCAATGTTCTTTAAGCCAGAGTCGGAAAGCTTCTGTTTCAGCATTCCTGGTAATTCCCTTAACTCATAAATAGAGTTAAGACCAGAGAATATAGGCTGAGTAGGCTTCATCTTACTATAGGCAGAGGCTCCATAGTCAGAGGCGTCAGGAATGACGCTTGGCTGTGAACCTCCAATCCACTCCCCACACACAGAACCTGTGTAGTGATGGGTGTGGTAGGCTCCTTGGCCACATATCGTCTCGGGTAAATGGACGAGTGGGGCTTCGTATGTCGATTTTGACAAACGAAACTCACCGCCCACATCCGGTACGCCATGTAGATCAGGATAGCCATAATGCCCTTCCTTACCATCGAGCATAGTCGCATCGACTGCATAAGTAATGCCGTCTTTGACGTCTACAGACCCGGTGTCCGTTCTCGTGTAGACCCCTAGGGGCTCACGGATCGTTTGTAAGGAACTCTTGGGTGCCATCGATAACGTCCTTTCGTTATTTGGAGTGTCCCGTAGAACGTGGGGAGGCCTTTAGGGGCCT